GCTCCCAGCCACACTCTTCACCGTGCTTTCTAACTGCTGCAGCTTGAAGTACAGCTTAACCTCATTCACATTCACAACTTCTTTGCCCAGCAGAAACGGAAACGATAGCGCATTGCTACCATCGATTGCATCATAAAACGTTTCGTAATAGCTAGATGCATTCAGTTGCGGATAACTTTCCATCACCCGTGCTTCTTGCATTCTCTCAATCACATAAATATCATCACTCTCACGGTATCTATCTACAGTCGCCACTTGCATATCAGTTGTGCGCAATCCGCTCCCGTCTATCCTGTTTGTCGTCTCTAATATATACAAGTCCTTATCGATGTTCACCGCTTCGTAGCCATCCACTATTTTACGCAGCACAACTCGTATCGTCTGCCCCGGATATAGCAGTTTCTCAACCTTCGTAACCTGCAGTCTGTAAAACTTCTCAGGCCGTTTATGTCTCTCCATGTACTCAATCGCACTGTCGAACAACACATTCGCCGCGTTCTGCAAATCCAACGTGGTGTTGCTAATGGGCGCAACGTTCTTCATGCTGATGTACCGCTCAATGCGTCCATAACCGCCTGCCGATTCCATTTGCGTATTCTGGATGTAGTTATTAACCTTATCCATTGTATAATATCCAGTAGTTGTCGATTTACTGCACGCTGCCAATGTCAAGCGCGCTTCACCAACGCCATTGCCATAAGGGTACAGCCTAGAACACAATTCATAAGTATCTTGCTCTTCCTGCAAGTCCGTTATGATACACGCGTCCCTATTCCCCACAAGCGCGGTAGGCTCACCACCTTGTACCGCTCTAATTCCACATGCAGCTAAATTCTTCTGCAGCCACACTACTTTCCTGCCAACACCTAGCCTAAAATGTTCACCCCGCTGTTTGCCAACGTTAATCAGTGCGTTCAGCACGCTTTCCCCGCTGAACTTCGCATACACGTTTGTCGCCGTAGCAGCATATCCATTAACTGTGTCTAAAGCCCATCCACTCGGTGCATATCCCATAATCGAAGCTAACGCAGTCATCACCCCGTCACCAGTTGGTGACACACATTCCAAACTCCTTACGCTTCTATTAGTTAAATCCCTCAGCATATCATCGCCCGAAACGTTCAGCACCGCTTGCCCTTGTGCATCGACCCCCAACTCGATTTTATCTATAATCCCCGCGCCAATCTCAGTTAGTCTCTCCTGCACGCGTGTATAACACCTCGCAATCCGTTTTGGCTGAACTACTTTAGCTCGTGCATCACCGGCTGGTATAGAGAACTTGAACGTCCCTGCCCTGTCTAGCATGAGCGTACTCTCCCAGAACGTAGCAGATATAACCGGTCCCTCTCCCAGCTTCACTCCGCTTATGTCCTCAATATCAATCCAGAAGTTACTCATACCCACCCGTCATTGTAGACTAGAGCCACTTCGCTTGTCGCTCCGCCACCCGTGCGCGTGAGCGTAACCGTATTATTCCCAGGGTCTAATCTCATCCAATCATCTATTTTATGGCTGCTGGAGAACACTAATCCGTTGTAAGCATTAACCCCGCTATTCAATATACTCATCGCACCAAAATTAATCACAAGTTGTGTGTCAACAGCTAAAGTACCCGTCCACGTCATAAACGTCTCGTTTGCTTTCTCAATCCTCACAGCCGTTATTGCGCTCGTTTTTGCCGTGATAGCAAACTCAAACGCTCTCAACACACCATTACCGCCGTTGTTAATCGTCAGTGTGGTAGCTGCGTTGGTGAGTGCAGTAACCAAAGCCGAGTCAAAATAATACCCATTGTCTAAATTAATTTCCGCATCGAGTCGCCACGAGCCATGCAGCGCACCGCTCCACAACGCCGAATATACATAGAAAGAGCAGTCAACTTCAAGATAGCTCTTGTTTTCTGCGACCCGTTTCGCTCCCACACTCTCAAGTCTTGCCCATGCCCAAGTAAAATTACCGCTGTCGTCAATTCTCCACAATTTATCGCGCTTGCCTAAATAGCTTCTCAAGTTCTGGTATTGCGTAAGTAGGTCACTTCCAGCGATAACTCCAGCAGCCCTGACAGCATAACCGCCTCTATACGCTTGCTCCATCCCTAGCGTATCAAACGCCCCGCCCCGCGGCGCATCAATACTCTCCAACCGTGCCTTCCCCGTGCCGATATCTTGGCTGGGTGAATAGATTGGCACTAATTGTGTTGAGCCAAACCTGTATATTCTGTAGCTCATGCTGCACTCATCCCATAGCTTCGTGCTGCCCGTAAGAAGCTCTCACGTGCTGCTTCTTCGACCACGCGTGCGTCTGCGTTCCCGGTAATCGTAATCCCACCGATGTTAACCACCGTGCCACCGCCTAACTTGTGAGTGGGAACAATCGTTCCCGCACCGCGCGGCACAAACAACTCAGGACCGCGCTCTCCTACTAATATCTGTCTCCCGCCGAATACGCTGCCACCAGATGCGTAACCATATAGTGACTTCTCTTTCTTTTCCGCAGGTGGTGGGAGAGGGTTACCACGTTGACCACCACCACTGGGTTTTTGTTCCTCGCCTCCCCTTATTTCGAAGAATAGGCTAAATCCCGATAGCGCGTTTTTCAGCGCAGTCAATACCATTGTCGCTGGGTTCGACATGAGTAAAGCGTTAGTAATCGAATCTACTAACCACTTTGATATGTCGGGGGATATGTCCCAACCAGTGATACCTTTGATAAACCCAGTCACAAGACCTGTAACCAGCTCAGCGTTTATACTGGCTATAGTCTCCGGTATCTTGAGCGCAGTTTGTAAACCACCTTGCGAAAACCAACTGCCTAACTCGGCGACTGCAAGCTTGAAGGCAGCTTTTAATCCCTCACCTACCCCAAGACCTATTGAATTGCCAACAGGTTGGAAGTCCGTGTCTGTTCCCCATGTAGTAAATTGGTCAGTCAATTCAATTAGTTTAGCGTTAAAACTATCAATCAATCCCTGCCAATCCACTGTGGATGCCCAAGCCGCAATATCCGCTCCAAGTGTTGTGAATATCCCCATTATTGCTTCTATATCACTAGGCTGAAGACCGTCTTTGACAATATCCCATACCTTTTTTATTACTTCCCACGCTTCATCGAGTATAGGCTTGACAACATTCCACCCATTTTGTATTTGTGCAAAGAATGCTCCCCAATCCACGCTTGATATAAACTCAACTGCCTTCAATGTTAAATCACCTAATATGGTAACAAAATTCTTGAGAAATTCCTGTACAGGTGCAGAAGCAAGTAAATCATTGAATTTGTTTGATAACTCAACCATAACAGGTAAGAGTGCTGTGCCGATAGTAGTTTTTATGTTCTCAAAATTAGCCGCGGTTATTCTTTGCTGATTAGCTAATCCTTCCGATGTGCGTGTAAAGTCACCCTGTGCTAATCCTGTTTGTTTTAAAATCAGAGCATAACTAGCTTGAGCTTTTGCGCTTGCCGATAACGCACCTTCCCCAGAATATAAGCCCATTTCAAAAGCCTTCTGTTTAATTATTGCTTCGTTCAGATTGACACCTAACGTTCTCAATGGCTCTGTTTCCCCCGATAATCCAGCCCGTAATTTGTCGAGTGCTACACTTGGATCTATGTTATTGAAACTGGCTAAATCGGCAGCTAATTTTACCAATCCGATGGACATATCAGTTGACACACCTTCGCCTATCTCCATTGACCTAAAAAGATTTCCGTACGTTCCAGCGGCAGCTAAAGCCTCATTGTTGCTCATGCCCAATGCGGTAGCCGATGTTTTACCGAAGTTTAGCACTTTTGTCGCCGATTTCCCAAATACAATACCAATTTTTGAAACAGTTTCAGATAAATCGCTCGCTGGTGAAATAGTAGATAATAATCCAGCCCCAGCAGCCACCGCTCCACCAGCTAATAGAGCCATTCCACCAAGTGCAACTCCGCCTAATACCGTCCCCAACCCAGAGATAGATTTAGTCGCACTTGACAATCCTGTGTCAAGCCCCCGTGTATCTGCCCCAATCGATACCAATAACTCAGCGGCTGTTATTGCCATTTTTAGCCCTCATCTCATGCACCTCTGCCTCTACACTCGCATAAAATGCCGCGGCATTCAGCCATACCGCAGAACGCTCCATGAGTTCCCACGGTGCTACACCTAGCCATTTCGCACATTGAAATAAATTCCATTCGTCGATAATCCAGTCTGGCGGTCGCTCCATGTTTTGGTCATACAGCCACCGCCTTAATCTTTTTTTTCCCTTTGTGTTCCCGGCTGCATATCCTCAAACACACTTGTAATCACCTTCGATACAAACGCAATCGGCAGCGTCCCTAACGTGTTTGTCGTTATCGCAATAGGCTTCCCGTTTTCACCCAGCACATCCCAGCTAACCAGCATAACGCTAACTGCTTCAACCATATTCATCGCATCAGAGGTGTCCATTTTTAGCATTTTACTCTGGAACACCGGTGTTATTGCCGATGGCTTATACTCTACGTTAATATCATTGCCATCGTAGTCAAACGTTATTTTGCGAACATCTGCTTTTAGCTCACTTAATCGTATAGACATAAATTACCTTCTACAGCGTTGCCTGCTGATTAACCACATCAATATCAAAGGCTTTTCCCCATGCCGTGTTGTAGATGCCCGTGAACGTCCACTCAATCGCAAACACGCCATCCTCATCGCTGAACTCGCTCACATCTGTAACCTGCAAGGCAGTATCTATCTGCATTTGATAGTTATACGTTCCCGTAATAGCTGCACCAGTCGCTAGTATCTGCATCCACTTTGTGCTTCCTGCGCGCATAGTAGTCAGCAACCCCATGCCCACACTATCAGCTTCGAGTTTCAGCTTCACTACCAGCTTCGGCTCGCTCTCAACATGTGCAGCGAACGAAGATTCCGCCGAATTTATCGCCCACAAGGGGCTATATTTATCGGTCAATTCCCAGCTAACCGCTAATGCACGTGTTAGCTTAGTATCACCGAGTGTAGCTGCTGTATCATCCAGATAAACGTCCACTTGAGATGCCAACAAAGGTTTTAGCTCAACATCAGTTGGTGATGTTGATAACGTTATCCCATCCACCAGCGCATTGCCTAACATCGTTCCGCTCAGCGTAGTCTCACTGCGTGTGAAGTTCAGCGAAAGCCCGGTAATCAACCCATAAGTGAATCTAGCTGCCCTTGTGCTTGAACCCTGCTCAACAGAGAACGTTTGTGCTGTGTCTGCCGTAGAGCCGCCCGCAAAGCTCCAATTCCATGCACTCGCCGCGCCGCTAGCCCCCAGAAATGCACCCGTAGAGCCTCCGCCAATCAAGCTAGCTAATGGGTATATTAGTTCACTATAGGTCATCTGCCCCTCGAGCGAAGCCTCAACCCATTCCTTACCCAGTGCCGTTAGCGTTGGGTATTTCACGCCCATCGGTCTAAACTGCGATACCTCTGCCTTTACCCCTGGTTGTATGCTCAACGCATTCAACTTCTTGTTAGCTGCAACACTTCCCCCAGATGTAGTCTCTAATCCAATTTGCACACCTTCGAATATACTCGCTCTATCTGTCGTCATATCTTATCTCCCTATTGGCTATACAGCCGAAACGTCAATCCAAAATGCTTATAAATAATTCCTGCAACAGCTTCGGAATATCTAACGCTTCCCTCTTCTGTGCAGCCAATAATAACGCCGCCGGTCGCCGTCCCACTCGCTTTATGCAGCGATGTTCTCACCGCATTCAGTATCGCTCCTAATGCCGTTTCCGTGGTTGCCTTGTCTACCGCTTTCACCAGCCATATCTCGTTAAACATAATCAGACTAGAACCAACACCTAACACAGGTCTTGCACTCATCTGCTTCAAAATTATTAATGGATATGTCGCGCTGGAAGGTGCTAGTTCACCATAAATTCGTGGATTAGATGAGCCACCTATTTGAGCATTAAGCGTACTGCTCGCTTTCAACGTAGCGTATATCCACTTATCTGCCGTTAGAACGTCCAACAAATTTTCCTTGCATTGCCAGTCTATCTATAAATGATGTTTTATACCGTTCTGCTAAATTTCTAGCTGCCATTGCCGGGCTATCAATCGCTAAATACGCTGTCACATCTAACGCGTCAGATACAGCCTGAACATCCCAATCTGCTAGAGCAGTTTCTAAAGCTTCTTTTCTGCTCAACCCGCGATACATAAATGGCTTCCATGTCAATATATCCCGTATCCCCGCCAATCGGATGCAGCTCTGTACTTCGGCAGCAACCCTTCTCGGCATACGCAATAGCGTCCCCTTTTGATAGCGTCCTAACTGCGCCGTAGTCTCAACTAACAACATCTCATGACCTAAGTCATTTCTAATCATCAAATCCATATCAGCTTAACCTACTCTCCAACTGTTTCAAAGCTCCAATAAACGATGGTCGCACGGCTTCTGCACCCTTCGTCATATATCCGTAACCGCTGAAACTATGATGTCCATACTCAACGTATACCGCATACTCAGTGTTAGCACTAACCTCAGCCGTTGTATCGCCTGCGCCTGTCATATCCCATTGAATTGAGTTTTTCAGATTGCCGGTGTCAACGCCGTGCCCTTCGTAGAGTTGCGATTTGGCTTGCGCCTCCACATCACTTGCAGCCTGCTTCACAATATCACCAACAGCCTGTGGAAACTTCACCGCAAGTTGGGGAAACTTATTATATTTAATTTCTATCTTCAACTCTTTACTCATTCTATTTCCCTGCACATGCATCTAACCGCGGTGCTGTATGACGCGCTCGTAACTGCCACAACCTCAAACGTCCTGCTCCCAAATGTAATTCTGTTCTGCTCACTAACCACAGTGCCAAAGGGCAGCGTAATGAAATATGGCTTATCCACACCTAATCGTTCCGCAATCGCGTGTTCATTACCGTCATGCCCTGCCCCAATCCTACCCATCGCAGAACCTGAACTAGACGCAGATGTGAACCCACCCATGCCATCGCTTGTTTCCGTATAACTAATCACGTTCAGCGTGCTGGGTAATATCTCATTCTGCACACCCTGAAAGTAGCTCAAATCACTTGCAGTTAACATCGCTCCGCCTTAGGTGTACAACCCCAGATGATGTCGATTTACCGCGATAGTCTTGAGCTAACTGCTTAAATAGTGATAGTCGTTGGGAGAGATGAAAAGTTGCGCCGTCTGCCGTGAAGTCCACACCAAGTTTTAGCTTCGCGCTCCACAAATCAAGCATGTCGGCTGCCGCCCCATACACATCATACATATAACCTGTGATAAGAACTCCACTAGCCTGATGTGTTGCGAAGTCAAATTTGCCTATCATGTAGTCAGCCGCGGTTGGTGTAATTGCGTTGTATGAACTGTCCGTAAAAGTAGCACTAGATTCCCAATTAGCCCCACCATACCACGTTAGCCATGTGATAGAACCGCCAGCAGCTATTGTATCCACTGGCGTTAGGAATTCATACCTTATATCATCACGGCGCGCGTCTAGCACATCCTCGATTTCATCATCAGAAAAAGTTTGGGTAGCTCCAGCGGTATCGCTGATTAAAGCTCTTACCCGTGTAATCAAAGTTGACATGCTAGAACGCGCCGCCATAGCTATCTCTCCTTACGCGTAGGTAGGCAAGCGATAAGCTCCCATACTTGCGCCAGTGTAAATTTGTGTCGAACCTGCGGTGTACCAATCGATTTGAAGAGGCGAACCCGCGTCGCTCTGGTTGAAGCGCATTGACTCAAGCCCAGATAACATTACAAAACCGGTTGTTGCAGGCACATTGATTTCTAAATTACCCAGTCCGCTACGTCCTGCTGGAGGGTTATCTCCAGCCAATATCGTCATCACCGATGCACTTGCACCAGTGTTTTTAGCCGCGATAATCAACCCCGATAAATCTCCGCCGGTATCCAAGTAATTGCCCGAACCCCCATTAATCACACTGATTGACTCCAAACTAGCACTTCCACCAGATAATAAATCGCCAAAATCAACAATCGTTATAGCCGTTCTAGCCATATTTCACTCTCCTTACGATGCAGCCTGTTTTACATACAAGGTAGCAATATTATTCGGTCGTACAAGTTTATAGCCAAATACGAGAAGCCCTTTTACAGCGTCAGCGAAACGAAGTTGTGGTCTGTATGCCTCTACGCTTGCGATTTGTTCTGCGTATGAGATAGCCATAGGATGCCCAGCTATAACGGCGTGGTAGTCTGATTCTGCTGTTCCGCCTTTTACGACGTTGTTGCTGATGTACACATCGAACCCAGCCACACGTCCAACCATAGCATTAGTGCGCATCTGGTTGCCCATGTCAGTCGAGTTGATGAATCTAGAATCTTTCAGTAGGTATCCATGCACCCACGGCGGAACTACAATCCAACGCCCTTGACGCGGCGTGTTGTACTCATCCAATTTGATGGATAAGTAAATCAACAGGTCATATAACGCGCTTCCAGCAGTCAACACCCCACCGATTTCTGGCGCACCAGTTGTGCCTTTCTTTGTGGTTGCGGTTGCGTGCAGAGCCGCAAATAGTTTGTCAACTTCATCCGCCAGCCCCCATGCGCTGTCCCGCATAGCCGCGTCCATAACCTTAGGTTTAGTTTGCGCTTTGTCGATATCATCGATTTGAAAATTGAAGTATTTCGCTTTGTCGATAACCAGTGTTGTCTGCGCATCGGTCAAAGTTTCGGCTGCAGACATGTCGGTATTTTTAGTATAGTTCCCAATCGTTACATGTCCGATTGAGTTGATTTTTACGGTGTCACCAAGTTGTCTGATTTCACCCTCATAGTCACGATTGACTAAGTTTGCAAATACGTGAGCGTTGTTCAAGTTTTCTAAAAGACGTGCGCTCCACACGTTAGGTATAAAGTTACTTAAAGACATGATTTATCCTTTAGCGGTTATCTTGCATTGCTGCCGCTACAGCTTCCCAATTTCGATTGATTTCATCTGGACTCATACGAGAAATGGACTCACGCGTTAGCTTTGGCGCGATGGATGGATTGGTTGAATTGCCTACCGTTACAGATGACGTTGGTTTTGGTAGTGTGCTGAAAAGGTTCACGGCGTCAGCCATGATGTCATCTTCAGTTTCTCCTATTAACCTAACCGCAAGGGCATCAGGTATGCCTACCTTTTTTGCGATGGTCATACGTAACTCGTTCAATTCTTTTTCCTTGAGCATATCGGCTAGCTTTTCAAGTTCTGCTTGACGTTGCTCTGCTAGCACCTTCCATTCACCGTTTTTCTCTGCCTCTTCAGCCTGTGCTTTCCGTGCAGCTTCAGCAGCCTTTTCATCTGCCTTGCGTCGTTCACTTTTCAAGCGGTCGTTGATGATTCTGTCAAGGTCAGCCTGTGTGAAAAACTTTTCTTCCTGCTTCGTCTCAGGTGCAGTGTCCTGTACAGGTTGAGCTTGTGCTTGTGTGTCCATAACCTCTTTTTCGTCCATGTTTATATTATCCTTCCCGATTTATCGCCTTCGGTTGGCTTTTGTGATTTAACAACAAAAAAGCGGTGGCTGTGATTTCTCACAAGCCACCGCTTTCACGTTTGCTTTTCCGCGCCTTAGCCCTGCGCTATGTGCGCCCTGCTAAAACTGATATGTTGTTGTATGTTTGTATTATAGCATAGATTTATATTAAATGTCAACTAACATACCAATTATCTGGTTTTCTAAATTGCAGAAATTCAATCAAGTCGTTTTTTGTTATGCGATTATTATCAAGAAATATATCACCATCTTCTGGACTTGTATTTTCAAATCGCAGGTTATGAAATCCTTTATAGTATTTATCGTTTATAGCGTTATGTAATAATTCAAATAATGCTGTTTGTGGAAATTTAGGTATAGCGTTATATCGTTTTTCTTCTATTAACATCCACTGTTTTGTTTTGTAGTTGCGCCATAAGTAATCGATATTAGTAGCTACGTAACCCAACTGCGAATCGATACTTTTTTGTTCCCTAAGCCAAAGACCAAATTCTGTAGAGGAACTATCATTTCTTTTACGCGTCATAATGCGCCTGTACCTCTGATAACCTTAGTGATGATATATTCGCATATTCTCTATCTAGCTCTACACCATCAAATAAACAACCGCTCAGTAACGCCGCTACCCCAGTTGTACCGGCGCCACAAAATGGATCTAAAACATACTGCCCCGGTAAACATACCCCACTGATAATTGATAGCATGCCACTTGCTGATTGCCCCCATTTATGGAATGATTTATCTTTTCCATCACTCTTGAATACATCACCAAATATCTTTCCGTTATATTTCCCTTTAGAAAATATCAATAATGGCTTCCATGTAGAATTTACATTAACCTGTCTTAGAGGTGTTGGTTGTCCCAACGTTAAGTATGCTGCAGTCCAGTAATAATTAAGATGTCTGCTCATCATTGCATAAATATCATCGAGATAAGATTGTCCGCTCATTGCGATAAGCAAACCACCAGGTTTTAGCCATTCATTAGCACGTTCAGCTAATATTTCCCATAACGGTAAAAATTCTTTTGGATAAGGCGGGTCAGTGATAATAAAATCGTATTGATGTTGAGATTTCCATGTCCGTATATCATCCTGATAAACATGCCATTTATCAGATGAAGGTATAAGCGCGCCAGCTTCAGCCATAGATTTACGCGCTTTGTCATTTGCGTCTTTCTTGATTTTCTTCTTAGCTTCTTGTATGGTCATTTCGCCAGCCACTATTTTTTCAATCAACTCAGGTTTCTCTTCCTTGATTTTCTTGGCATCGCTTACGTAGTGCGCATTCGTTTGAAACATGTCAGCGGCTAAATCGCGGCTCTTATTGTCTTCTTCAGCTTGTGGAAATTTTTCCACAAGGTAAATGTCACCTTCTTTATGCGTTGCCTGCCTCTTCCTAGCTTCCGCTTCCAGCATAGGCAGTACTTTCAGTGCAAGCATAGCGCGTTGACTACTTGTTAGATGCCTTCTTTGCAGGTTCAGGCTAATCACATAAGCTAACGGGCTGTCTCCTTCATAAGTTATATATTTTGGTATAACTCCGATTTCGTTGCATGTCTTATACCTGTTTCTGCCGTCTAGAATCTTACCTTCATACAACACAATAGGATTGATTAATCCATTCTTTGCGATGTCTTCGCTAAGACTTCTATACTCATCATCATTCATCATTGGAAATATGTTGGCTATTTCATGGTATTCGTACATAGTTCACTCTCCTTATATAGCGTAAAACCACTTTATGCAGTGTGCGAAAGTAGAGATCCCGCGCGATGGGCAATCACACACTACATAAAATGGTCTTAATAAGTAAATC